TTTTCGACATTACGCAACGAAAAAGACACCCAGTAATACCAGGTGTCTCTTCATGGCTTTAAATACTTACGATCGGAGGAACCATCAAAAATGTCTTACCTTGTTACATTTCATCAATTCCAGTTTATACTCTATCACTTTTTATCCGGACATTGTGGGACATTTTCAAAATATCTTTGAATTTTTTTACGGACGTTCTCATCTGTGTACCGGATCCGGCGCTTCGGAAACATTTTGTTCATCTGATCTGCAACCTTTGGATATGATAAATCATCCAGAAAATAAAGCCGAAAGATAATCCGCAGTTCACTCTTCTCAATGGATTCTATGTACTCTTCCACCTGAATTGTCATTTCCAAAAGCTCTTCTTCCAGTTCCTCAAGCCTTCTGGTTCTCTTTTTCAGCAGCTGTTCTTTTCTGGAAATCACGCCAACCGGTCTGCCAGTGATCTTCACCGTACCAAGTGGCTTCTTGCCCTTCTTACCACATGATACCGAATCCACAACAATTTGTCCATGCAGTTTATCCAATTCTTTCTGGATTTTTTCAATTCTCCGGCGCAGATCCTTAATCTCTTCTTTCATATCCGCGTACTCAATCAAAATGCCCTTGTCCACCGGTATCCACCTCCGCTGTAATGTCATACTTCCTTGCCAGATATTCCGCAACGCTTACGCTCTGGTAAGCCGGTCGCTTAAATCGCTCCAACGCCTTTGCATCATGCCGGCTCTCCAGTTCCTCATAATGCTGCTGTCTGTCCCTCCGCTGCTCTTTTCTGCTTCGTTTCTCCTGCAAATTATCACCTTCTATCCTTTGAACACTTCCGGAAGCGACATCCACGCCACAACCTTATATGGTTCTCCTGCCTCATCGAACCAGACACCTGTCTGGGAATAATACAATGTTGTTGCCTTATCTGCTCCCTCGATCGTGACCAGAAACTCCGCTGCATATGCACTTCTGACATATGATTCTATGAACTCCCGTTGATTCGGAAGACGTTCTGTTGTTGGAATCCATCTATTGCCCATTTCTTTGCACCTCCATCAACTTTCTGATCAACGCAGTCTGGTTTGTTTTGCAATTATGCAGATGCTTATATCCCGGTTCAAGCAGATACTCTACAGTCAGCGTTCCTTCTGGTTCTCCCGGAACATATTTTTTCTCATGCTTATACTCGCAGATAACGATTGCTGATCCATCTGGAAGAATATATCTATAATAGGTTTCCTCTGCCTGCGGAACTTCAAACCATACCGCCCACTCCCGGTATTTCGCCAGAAACTCTTTTCTCTCCTCATTGTTTTTGAGTTTTGGAAGTTCCGGCTGTGCCGCCCTCTCATCTTCCATAGCTGCCTCTACCAATTCTGCATCCATATCCTGAGGTTGCCCAACTTCAATACATAACACCGGATCTTTCTGTCCCTTATCACAGATCATATTTAACTCATACGGTACATATATTTTTCTGTCCTGTGGATTTGCGACAATAACGTGGAGTGCTGCATCATCCTTGAATTCATCCAGATATTCTTTTAATTTCTTATTTTCCATACTCTTGCACCTCTTCATCTGCCGGAAATTTAAAAACAAATGTTTGACAAACGCCCTCTTTAAAAACCGAAGCAAGTCCCTCACTTAACCGTCCAATGCTCTCAGCAACTCCAGATAGTGAATTTCGATTGTATTCACCGTCCATATACTGTTTTCTACACATCTCCATAGCCTTAATAGCTTTTTCGTGTGTAGAATACCTTCCAATCACGTATGATTTTCCGTCACATACTGCCTTTACATTTTCTCTATCTGATAAAATGTATGTTCTTTCATAAGGAAAATCCGCCTGGCCACATTGACTAACTATTCTCATTTTGCTCCCCTTTCAACGTCCCCAGCACATTCACACCAACTTCCCTCTCCAGCTCTTCATTCATCAGCTGAAAATATTCCTCGTCCTTCTGTGCAAAATGCATCTGGTGTAAAACAAATTCCAAATATTTCAAAACTCCCTTTCTTTTGCAATGATAGTTCCGGTACAAATAATCTACACTGATCAGCAAGAAGCAGTTCATTGCCTCTGCTGTGTGTTTGTCCAGTTCCTTCTGACGTTCCTTTTGGAACTCCGGACTATCCATGATCTCTTTGATCTGCTTTCGGAGCTTATGTTTCTTTAACTGCTTATCTGCCCAACTCATTCATAAAATCCTTTCATCTTCCGCTTTGACACTGCATCGCCCTTTTGATACACACTGCATTCTTCCACGGAACACCCTCTGCTGTGACCTGTTATCTCGATATAGGAACAGCCGGCTCCCTTTGTATTTCCTGTTGCCCGGAACATGCAAGTCCTGCATTTATGCCGGTCCGCATTACTGGCTGTCTTATTTTCCGGCTTTGGCTTCTTGCACTTATCCGGATTCAGCCAGGAATACACGGTACTGTATTTTGCATCGATCAACCGCGCGATCTCCGCAGCACCTTTTCCTTCTTTCGCCAGTTCCAATGCTTTCTCCCTTTTATTTTCTGCCGGAATCACAACCGAATCCGGCTCTGTGAGGGGGGGTGGTACTTCCGTCCTTCTCCGTTGTCCCTGCCGGTGCTACTTCCGCACTGCAGTTTTCTGGTCTGTTCTGCTCTACCATTTCAGCTACTGCCTGTGCAAATTCCGGATTGTGATATGCCGGAACGTTTACCAGAAAATGATTTTCTTCCTGTTCCAGAATGTCTGACAGTAATCTGACATCCATACTTCCATCATCCCTTGTCCATAATACCGTTACTGGTTTGCCTTTTATGTAGTCTGCCAATGCCTCTTTCAATGTCTTTTCTATCAGCATGATCAATCCTCCTACTTCCCACGCTTAATAATCTTCCGTTTCTTCCTGTTCCCAATTCTCAGAAACGTACTTCGTTTCCCATTCTTCTTTTTCATCGCTGCATCAACTTCCTTGTAAGATCTGTCATGTCCTCATATTCACGCTCTTCAAAATTCTTAAACTTTCCCTGTTTCTCTGGCTGCTTCTTTGCTTTTGGCCTTCTCTTGCTTTGAACAGGATATAAATTCTTCCATCCACCAGCTGCAGCTTTATTCAGGATTGCTTTCTGTTCAGCCAGATCAGAGGACAATGATAGGAGATCCTCTCTCAAAGCATTTACCTGCTCTTCAGAGATCTCTCCCCAGTTCTGTGATCGGACAAGGAGATAGAACTGAAAAGCTGATTCAAGGGAAGAATCGCTGAAAGCGCCCTTATATACATTACTTTTCTTTACTTTACTTTCCTTTCTATAAAGCGAATCCTCATTTGTCCCTTGCACATCATCATTTGTCGGTTGCACATCCGAAAATAAGCTGACTTTAACTAGACCTTTGCATTCTTCGGGTTTCAAAAGCCAATACTCACCATATACTGTTTTACTCCGCCGCTCGGATAGTACCGCCCAAAAACGACGCTGGATACCTCTACTGGTCAAGATCCCCCACCTGTCAAATAACCCTTTATCAAAAAGATCCACTTGCAGGCAGTAATCCACAGTCTCTTTTACTGTACCGGAACTGATGCCGCCGCCCATCCGCCTTGCTGTCGTTGCACAGTCGTCATAGCCCCATTCATAAAAATATCCATTTACTTTATATGCCCTTTGACACAAAAAGAAGTAGATCCCGAATCCCTTCCATCCTTTTGCATCGAGAAGTTTGTCTATTTTCTTATCACCATCGAATATGTCAACCGACCATCCGGAATAATCAATTCCTTGTTTTGGTCGTCCTGCCACTTCTTACATTTCCTTCCTTTTTATCCGGTATACTCCTCAACTGTCACATCCAGCCCCTCTACCGCCGAATAACATTTCTTTGCCTGAACCAGTGCGATCTGCGTATCATCATGATAAGCAACCCCGTTCAGTGCATCTGCTACTACCTTCACAATATTGTCCATATCCGGTTTCTTCAGCGGCAGCTCTCTTCCCTCTAGCATATCAAACTTCCTTTTCTTCGATACACTCTTTGGTGGAAGATACCTCGCAATGATCCGGAGCGTCACAGGCTTTTCTCTTTCCAGGAACGCTCCCTTTGCCATCTGCAGATACCGATCTTTAATGAAGTTCTCATACAGAACTGTGTTCTCCGGTGTGGTGGAACAATGCTTCTTTGTTGCTGCATTATAATATGTCCGTGCTCTGGCTTTTCCCTGCGGCTTTCCAGGAACCGTAAACATTACTGATGCCATTTCCTTTTTTCCTTTCTGCCGGCACTTACACAGCAGATGCTGCATAATGCCGGCTTGCTTTCTTGTTATCAGGTTACGTGTGATATATTATTTTTAAGGAG